AAGCTAATTCTACCTGAAGCCATCAAAGTGCTTCAGCAGAAAGCGTAATGGAGGTGTCCTATGAGTTATAACACAAAGAACTATACCGAACAGGGTGGTGAAAAAACCGTCATTGGTGGAACTCTAGAAATCAAGGAGGGAGCATCTGTTACAGGGCTCTCTCCTCATCAGATCAGTATTGCTACCGAAACAGCTCTTGGAGGAATCAAAGCTGCCACAAAAGCTGAAACGGACACAGTCCCTGCCAAAATTGATGAAGATGGAATCCTGTATGTTCCCACATATCCAGTCGTACCTGAGACACCAGTTGCCGATTACCAAGCTCCTAGTACCGCTGAAGATATCCCAGGCCTACTGGCAGACTTTAATGCCCTTCTCACCAAACTTAAGACTGCAGGGCTTATGATTTCAGACTAATGAAAGGATGGTGGCGGTATGACACTGCTGGAAAAAGTAAAAGCAAAT